CTTCTCTTATATTCTTCTTAGCTTCAGCATTTACTCTTTTCAAAGCATTAGCATATTTATCAGATGCAATAGAACCATCTTCCATTTCTTCACTTGTTAATCCAAGCCAATCAGTTAAGTTCCTTAAATTCCTAATTAAGGCTTCTACAACAATTCCAATGGCATCAAAAATAGGTTGTAATAGTCCTATACCATTTAATAAAAATCCAATTCCTACAACAACAGCACTTATAGCAATCGCAATTCCTACAAAAGGGTTGGTGGCTAAAACAGCATTAAAGGCAGCAAAAGCAGTTCTTACTAAAGGCAAAACCCTACCTAATCCTAAAAAACTAGAAGCTAAAGCTTTTACACCATCATTTGCTCCACTAAAAGCGGTACCAGCTAATTTATCAAATCCACCTACTGCTTGACTTAATCCTTTCATTGCTACACCTGTGCTTCTAAGTGATGTGCCATTTTTTGTTATTTGGCTTTCAGGTGTTTTATCTTTAAGTGTATTATTTAGATTTTGAGCATTTGAATTAGCTTCATTAGCTCTTTGAGCCATTTCGACTAAAGGCTCACTATTTACATTAAGATTTATATTTATATCCATTTTTAATTAAATAATTCTGCGTTTTTACCCAACTCTTTTACAACATCAATATTGTTATCATAGTGCTTAGATATACTCAACTCTTTTACCTTTTCTATTTTTTTCTGGTTCGAACCAGTCGCAAAAACTCGACTTCTTAATATTTCTAAATCATCTGCTACTTTATATAATTCATCAGGACTATTTCTTGCTGAAATGATATAAATTATATTGTCTTTTTCTAATTCTTTTTTTGCCAAATCTTTTCCTTTTTTAGTTGATAAAACTCCATCAAAATCAAAACTAATTTTTTCACCCGCATATTTACCAATTTCACCTATAGCTACTCCTTGAGCTATTGCTTTTTTTCTAGCGGCTAATCTTTCACTTTCATTTCCACATTCATAACGATATTTGGCACCTGCCTTGCCCCATCTAGCAAAACATCCATCTTTATCTTGTCCTAAATTTACTGGCATAATTTTAATTTATTTTTTATGTTTTATTGTTTTATCATAAGTATTCCGGCAACATTCAAAGGTGCTGCACCAGTACCGTCAGTTTGATAAATATCACCAATTAATAAACCTGCGGTTGTTGCTGCAGCATCGTCAGCAAAAGCTGGAATAGTCGTTATATTTAATCGAGGTGTAGAAATAAGTATTGCAGTCGGATCGAGCTGTATTTCTGATGTAGTAACACTATCAGTTATTTCTAAACTTAAAAGTGTATTAGACACAAGAGCTCTACCAAAAACACCAACTAAAGATGTGTTTGCTAAAATATCTATTCCGTTGTTATCTATTTCTATTTTATTTAAATCACCAGTAGTAGTATTTAAAATTTCATTTTTTACATAAGGAGTACCACCAGCATAACCTACTTCACAATTTGAGGTGTCGCCAGAAGAGTCAGCATGTCCTAAATTAGAAAAATCTTGAGTTATTTGAACCACTGATGTATTCGTAGTAACCTGATCTATACTCTCAATAAAAACTCCATTTACTGAATTATTATTTAAAAAAATATTATTGTTATATAAAGATGAAGCAGAGTCACGAACCGATATATTCAAAGATGGATTAGTTAATTGCACAGAATATACATCAGTAGAATCATCTACCTCTGAATATATTTCATTTACAGAATTTAATTCTAAAATATCAGTAGCACCACTGACTATTTTTGAACCACCATCAACTATAATATCAGTACCGGCAGTTGTGTTATCTACTAATAAAGTCGAAGGCAATCCACCTAAATTTCCTAAATTTTCACCGATGAAAGTATTATTTCCGACATAGATTCCACTTTGAGAAGCACTAATAAAGTCACCTACAATAACTGCTTTTACACCACCATTGATGCTATTAAAACTTCCTAAAGATATAACTCCGTTATTAGAATTATTAGTCGTTCTATTTATATGATTTAAATCGTTATATTTTTGTGTAACCGATTTTGATATAATATCATTATTAGATAAAAACACAGGGTCGAATTGAGTAACCAATTGCTGTCCTGGATTTAGAAATTCACTATCAGCTCCAAAACTAGGCAATGGCAATTCATCATCAATAGATATTAATTCTACTTTAGTCAGTTCTTGCTTATTAGCATCAAAGTCAATAATTTTATTAATATTCCAATAACTATTATCAATTCTAATTTTAGCATTTAATCTTAAATTAGCTATATCTACACCTTTTAGATGAAAATAGGCAGTCATTAATTTACCGTTATTAATTTGTGCGCAGGTTCTACGCCAAAAATTATTAAACAAATTATTATTCGTTATATTTCTAATATCATAAAAATAAAAATCGCATACACCAAAATTCAAATCGAAAGTCGGATTTACTTCACTATCTAGATGCGACACGAACGGATAATAATCTAATTCGAGCCACGAACCTAAAGTTACTGAAGGTGGAAAAAAGCTTATATTCGGATCGATATAATTTATCAAAAACCATTTCTGGCAAGGTTGATTCCCGTTATCTAATAATATTCTAATATTATATTTTTGATTTCCACTCGGAACTAAAGGTAGAATAGAATTCCAATTAGATTCCTGCATCGGAGTAGGACTAAATATAATTTCTTTTCTTTCAATTCCTTTTACATAATTATTCGAAAAGATAACCTGATGCTGTCCGTATATTTCATTAATAATTTCTTTGTAACCTTGATTAGCTGGATCTGAATCTTCTTTATATGAAAAGATATAAGATTTAGCACTTAATTCAGGCAAAAATCTAATTTCTTGCTCATCTTCACGAGCAAGCTTATCAGTCCAATCTACTAAATCGCCGTTATCATAAAACTCGTCACGGCTAGTGTAAATTAATTTATTCGGGTCAATAGGATCCACCTCGACAAATAAATTAAACATCGTCATAATTGATTTTACAAAATCGCTTTGCTTTATCTGAAGAGGTACATATTGATTCAGATTTACAAGAGTATTGTATAACTGCGTCGAATTAATTTGAATCGTCACATCTAAATTAGATACATCTAATATAACTTCAGATATTCTTTGAAATAATAAAGGACCTTGAGCTGCGTGACGAACTCCTAAAAATATTTCTAAATTATCGCCTATTTGATGATTAGATGTATTAATTTTAGCTTTAGCTCTTCCTGTATAAATTGATGTTAAACCAGGAGAGAAAGTCGAACCAACAATAGTAGGAGTAGGACTAGAATTTACATATACAGCATCAAAAGCTGTAGTTCTTTGGTTATATACAGAAGCCTCAATATTAAATTGTCCGTATAAAGCATTTGTGCTATTCAAAACACCACCGCTGAAAGCCTGTAAATTATTGATAACTATTTCATAATCGAACTCGATAAGAAATTCATAACAACCTGGTTGCGTCATATCGAAAGGTGCCGTATATAAGCTAGTAGCAGGGTTGAACGCATTAAGAGGATCTTGAATTTCTGTGTCTATTGTAGCAGGAAATAAAGAACCGAACCAAAAATAATAACCACTTGAAAGAACCGAACCAGAAGGAAAAATTAAATTCTGATCTGGACCTGTAGCAATAACACGAGAAGCATTTATTGCATCTTCACCTAATTTAATTTCGCCGCTACTAAATGGAATTAATAACTTATCAAAACGCACATTTAATCCGAACTCGTTAGCCCACGTATAAGAAAAACCAGCGTCAGCATGAATTCTATTCCAATATTGCTTAGCATAAATAGCAGGCTTTAATTCAGTTATCGGATAAAAATTATCGTCACCAAAAGGAATAACATATTTATATCCATCTACCCACGAGTGGCTAAAACTATCAGCTATTTCTGCAGCTGAATAGGTGTGACTAAAATCTGAAAAATCTAATTGATTTAGATAACGGTTATTTATTATAGTAAAAAAGTCAGCAGTAGTGTCCTTAATTGATATTTCATATTCGACAATATCATCTTCCATATTTGTTGCTTGCCTTTTCTTCACATTAATTAATTGAAGAATAGTGTTATTAAATAAAGGAATATTATCATCTAAAATTAAGCACTTCTGAATTTTATTAATCGAGAAGCTACCATCAATAACATTTACCTCGAAATAATCATTTAATAAAGTATTATTATTTTTAGTACCAGGCAAAACAATAGTTTTTGAAAATGAACCAGTTCTTTTAGTTACATCTTTAATATCAGCTAAAGAAATATTCAAAGCAATAATTGAATTTTCTAAAACATCTAAATAACCTTCATTTGTTCCTATTAATTGTATTTTAATCATCTTAAATATTTATATTTTCATTTACTGCGAATTTCACTTGAATTGTGTAGTTAATTAGTTTTTTATTTTTACTTCTTTGAATTTCCATCGAATTATTTAAAACGATAACTCGCACATATTTATTCGATGTCTCATCTGGCGACTGAAGATAAACTTCAGGACTAGTTATTAATTCCTGAAAATATTGCGACATTTCACCGCTCATCCAATCCGTTTGCAGGCTCAAAGTTTTTTCAGTAGTCACAGCATAAGTTACTTCACCAGCTTCTGTTTTTTGATAAGTCCATTTATCAGGAGTTAAACTTTGATCTAAATTTCCAAATTCCTTTCTATAATTTTTCTTTTCAGAGGTTATGTTTTTTTTCTCTCTTAAAGAAAAAGCAAAAGAACTCCAGGAACCAGCACGGTCCATAAAAACTATTTGTGTCTCATTTATCGGACATCTATCTTGAATATAAATCGTTCTTGTTTCAGATGTAAAATTTGGAACTGTTAAATCAGGTACGCACACACTAGTTTCAAAATTAGTCCAAGGTGCTTGTGGAATCCATTCACCGCCTGTCGTTGTACCTACAGGCACATAAGGCGGAAAGGCTGGTGCGATATTTCCTTGAACTGCAAGGACAGCAGTAGAACCTAAAGAATCTGTTACGACATAAGCAGTCGAACCAGAATCGTACCATAAACACCATATAGTAGTAGAACCAAAGAAAATATAAAAATAAAATCCATCATATATTCCACTCGGAATTAAATCTTGAACTACAGTTCCACTTCCTTCATCATAAATTATAGTTAAGCTTTCAGGAAATCCACATAAGCAATTATTTACAGCCGTAACCGTATAAGAACCACCGTCACCAATAGAGCTACCAGTAGTACCTGAATAAAATATAGCGTCGGCATTTGGCGACACATCAACTTGCTTTATATAAGGAATAGTGCCTAAAGCACAGGTGTCTAATATAAATCTTGTACCATCTGGATTTTCGAATAGTATAGTTCCTACATTATTAGTTATATCATCAAAAAAATTCCACCAAAGATTTTGCCACGGATAAATATAGAAATTATCATATGGCGCATTAGTCAATATTTGCGAATTAGTATCAACACAAATAATATCAGTTTCGACGTATTCTACAAATTGTAAAAAGCTATAAGCTCTATTGAAAGCAACGCCACAGGTAGAAGACGATAAACCTGTAACTCTTATCTTTCTATTATCAGCATATCTAATAAGAGAGTTAGTTATATTTTGAGAGCCTACACAAAAAGTATTATAGTTGATAACTATTAAACCAAAACCAGGTGCAGCACCTGTAACCGTCCAAAATCCTTCTATTCCTGCACGGCAATCAATATAACCAGAATCTATATCTACATAAACCTGATCACCTACTATGAAAGGCATCGAATTAGTACCAGTTATTAAAGTAGAATTAGCTGGAGCACCAGGAGCAGCAGTTAAGCCTGTATTGAAAGCTGTATATAATTCATAACTTTCAATATATTCTTCACCAAAATCGACTTGATATTCAAAAGCTGAATTCTGATCCGCATCAATATAACTGTTGTTAGCTATATCGAAAGCATTAGTCAAATAATCTTGAATAATTTTTGATAAATCGGCATATCCATAACCATCGCCAGGTCTAGGTGCAATTTTCAACTCTCTCAAAATCGTATAAGGAGGGTTACATAACTTTATCTGAAAAATATATCTAAAACCAGGTAGATTTTTATTTGTCGAATCTACATAATAGTAAATTGGGTTATAGCCTGGATGAACTCTATCTGGAGTTGCTAAAATAGTTATTGCCATAATTAAATATCAAATTTATAGATTTTTGAAGAAGAACTTTCTTCTTTTAGTAAAAACTTCTTTATATACATCGAACCGTAACGAATTGCATCCATAGCATCGTCGTATAATTTCACTATATCTTCAGTTACGACGCCATTCATTTTTTTATATTTATAGTTCTCATTTTCTTTTATTATATTGTAGGAACTTTCTGATATTTTTATTAAGAAAGTTTTTACACAATTTAATCCATCTTTTACATTTTTATTTGCCTCAATAACTTTATATCCACTTCTTCTTAAATCTGCTATAATTTCGGGTCTAGCCGTTTCACTAATTATAGTAGCCGATTTATCTACTGCTCTTTCATTCATCTTCGATATAATATCTTGTGACGTTAAGTGGCTTTCGTAAATAACTTCTTCTAAAAATAATTCTTTCATTTTCGGGTTGAACCAAATCTTTATTAAAGCTGTCGGATGCGAATAACCAAAGTCCAGTCCATAAATAAAGCTATTCAGATATTCTGGCTTCTTTGTTATTTCCCACTTATTATATACATTTTCTTTAGAAAAGGCTCTTTGTCCTAAAGCAAATATTTGATAATAACTTTCATCTGTGGTTTTATAGGCTTCTATTTGTTCGATAATAGCTTCTTCTAAAAACGGGTTATCTTTATATGTCGAGTGTATATCATAAACATTTTCAATAGGTAGATGATATACATAGTTATCAGAATCTGACGGGTTATAGTCAATTATTAATTTTTCTGACGTTCTTAAATTGAGCTGTTGAAAATCATCGTATAATAATTCATTAGCTTCATTGCACCAACATAAGTCCCTTTTTCTACCACGTAATTTTTGTTCGTTATCTACGCTAAAGAACTCAATTTGACTTTTATTCGGAAAGGTGTATATCTTTTCACTTTTATTGTGTTGAGCTTCTGAATAAAGGTTCCAATCTTTTAATATTTCAATAAAGTCACGATAACAGGTTGCAGTTAAAGCAGGTCCAGTTTTTCGAACCACACTGACTAATTTCTTTTTGTTTTTTAAACAATATAAAACTAAACACTGAATTATCGAATAGGTTTTTGAAGAACGGCTACCTCCTTGATTTCTAATAAATCGTTTTTCAGAATTTAGTCCTTCCCAATTTTTTTCAAAAACTATTGTGCCTTTGATATTTAAAGTGCTATTCATTTATATCGTTATCTTTTTTCTTAATAATTTCAATTTGAATATTATTAATATTTTCGCCATTAGTAGTTATATCGATATTCTCTGTATAACCTCTTTTTCTTGCTTTGTATTTCATATAAAATAAAATAGAACGTTCTGAGCCTTCACTAATCTTTTTTAATAACTGACTTTCTGCAAAATCTAAAGTTATTTCACTTATATCATCGCTTTTTTTGGCAAAATCTTCATCAGTTCTATAATATTCGTAGAATTGACTTCTTGATAATCCTACTTCTTTACAAGCAGCAGTAACTATTCCTAAATTTCTTTCTAAAGCTTCTAATAGCTTCTTTTTATTTAATTCGGGGTTATATCTTTTTTTCATAAATCAAATATTATATTTTTGAAATATCTATCGATAATATTTTTAATATTAGCTGCTATAGCATATTCCTCTTCTATTAAAACTATTTCCATAATTTCATTAAATAAACCGGCATAATATACAGCTATGTCGAATTCATAATTTCTATCGGTTATCTTCTTATAGTTAATATCAAAGTCGAAAGCCAAATCATCTATTTCGAATTTATTCAAAACGTTATTTACTAGCAATCTTTTTAATATACGGTTACATTTGTAAATCTTTTTCCATAAAGCATATTGATCGTAGTCCTTTGCGTCGAGCCAACTCGGAAGTCGCATTAAGCAAAAATCTAATTCTCTTATTAAAAAATTTTCCATTAGATAGTAGTTAATTTATTATCGGCTATATTCTTCCAAAGAAAAACAGAACCGTCAAATATTGTCGTAGTAGTAGTCGATATATCGTATATTTGATATTTTAAAATATATCGATAAGCAGTTGCATCTTTTCCATAACCAGAACCAATATATTCATAGCCGACTATTCCTACATAAACTATATTGTCTATTTTCTTATTAAAGTGTATTGGTAGATATTCACATAAATCTTTTCCGTTATTATCTACTAATCTATCGACTTTAGAATAGAAAGAACCAACGCCTAAAATAGGAATTTGATTTTTATTTGTATTCCAATGATCTCGCCAAATCATGTTGCTTTTATTTGCTAATTGAGGCTCACAAATATTTTTTGCTTTGAATATTGTATGGCTTCTTCTAATTCTCGGCTTAATAACAATAGCTACTTCTGTCGTAGGCTTAGCACATAAACTATAATCAGGTTTTTTGTGCTTATTCACTAAAAAGTTAATAACTTCATTTAAGTCCAATATCTTATCATATAGTCCAGCTATCAAATTAAAATTAAAATTATTTTTTTGATTTTGCTCTTCTATTAATTGATTCAACCTTTCTAATTCCTGAATAAAGTTCGGCTGAAATGAAATTGCTACCCAAGCTTTGCCATTCCATTCCCAACTTTTATTATTGTAACTATATTTTTCACCAACATAGGTAGGTGCGGGCCAATTAATCATAGTTTTATTATTATTTTTATAGAATAGATTTTATCAGAATATAATTCTTAAATCTTTCTTCAATTTCTTTGCACTCTTTAATAGTTCGATAACTTAAACTTAAAGATATTTTTAAATATTCAGAAATTTTCTTGCCAGTTTTTAATTCTAAATTGAACCAAATATTAAATAACCTTTTATCATAAGGACTTAAATTTTTATTGAACTCCGTTAATAAATCTAAATATTCATCATAGTTCGGATCGTTCGTAGTAGTATATCGATAAGATATGGATTCTAAATCTGAAAATGGAATTTGCTTTTTTAATTCACGATTTATTTTGCTATTCTTCCATATAATAGATTTTTTAATAAAGTTTTTACAAAAACTCTCGAGTATATTTATATTGCTTATCAACATCTTTCTTTCTTCTACATAAATATAGGCTTCACTCAAAAGATATTCTTTTTCTATATTGCTTCTAAAAAATTTTATAGCTTTGGTAGCATATTCATCTATTGAACTATAAATTTTAATGAAATCTTTGTCTAGCTGGTTTTTAGTCATTATCATTTTATTATTTAGATTTATATTCTTCATATACCTTAAAAAATATTCTTTTGAAATTCTCTCTCGATGAAGAGCTACAAAAGCAATTGTAGGGTGTTTTAGTTCCTTTGATTTTATCGTATAATTCTTGCAAAGCCTTAGCCTCAATTTTATTCGGAACTTTAGTTCTATCCATTTTCTCAATGAACTTTAATTCAATTTCAGTTAATTCTATCATATTTATTTTGTAAATTTTTTATATTTTTCAAAGTTTTCTATTCTTGCCTCAGCTATCTTAAAGTAATCTTCATCCATTTCCATACCTACAAATCTAAACCCTTCTAATTGTGCTGCTATTCCTGTTGAACCAGAACCCATAAAGGTGTCTAAAACTATTCCATTAGGTGGCGTAATTAAACGACATAGGTAAGCCATAAGGTTAATCGGCTTGACCGTAGGATGTGTATTCTTTGTTGTAGTACTTCTTTCATAAATTACATCCGAAGTTCCATTTGTCGTTGATGGTAGATAATTAGACCAACCTTTACCTTTTTCCTCAAACCCTTCTAAACCCATATTCCTTTCGGCTTTTGATACTTTCGCTTGATAAAAAAATCGTGAGGCTCCACCACTCTGCTCATCCAATAATTCAGCTGCTTCTTCATCGAATATTATGTTGGCTGGAAATCTGCCTTCACTATTCTGTTGATTACCACTTTTTAATCCAAACATACTATTCTCACCAGTAGCATTTAATGAACCTGGTTTAGCACTTTCTTTATCAGCTTCACTTGTATATCCAACTCTACATCCATCAACATTAATTCCGCCTGTTCTCCATTTCAAAACATTTTCAGCAACAGATTTTTCTGATAAAGGTTTTCTCGCTAAACATATAGGTTCGTTGGCTGGCTTGAGAGCAGTTCCAAAACCTTCCCACTCATTATCTATAATCATTTTTGTATTATATTTATTACCTTCACTTTGTCTAGCGCCTTGCTCAACAATCATTTTTGTATATCCTGAACTTCCTTTACTACTATCACCACTCCCATTATTACTAGCACTACCTTTTTCATTTATATTTTGTATTGATTTACCTATATTATATGATTTCGGAAAGCCACTTCCGTATATCCACATAATCTGGTCTCTAATCTCAAAACCTGCGTCTTCTATATTCACTACCATACGATGATATGTTCTTGTTCCACCGAAACTTAAAACATGTCCGCCCGGCTTTAGAACTCTATATACTTCTTTCCAGAACTCAACAGATGGTACATCATAATCCCACTTTTTATTCATGAATGTGAGGCCGTAGGGTCCATCCGTTACAACACTATCAATTGAGTTTGCTGGTAGTTTTTTAAGGCTTTCAATATTGTCGCCTAACATTAATTTTGTTTTGTTTTTCATATTCTTTTTAATTATTTTTTTCTAAAGTATAAGCTGCGAAAGATATCAATATAGCAGCAAATATATTTTGTGTTATTATCAAAGTAGTCCAGAAGGCTAAACATTTTTGACAAGTTAAAACCTCGTGTATATTTTCTAATATAAAACCTATAACTTTATTTTTGAATTTTGATTTAATCCAGATATAAGATTTATCTAAAATCTCTGATATTTTATCATGATGCGTAAAAAGCCATGTTATTAAAAAGATATTCAATAATAATTCCCAGTTAAACATTTTTAGTTAATGATTTTTTATTATCTTTAAGATATTGCCTAAATTCAACGACTTCTTCTTCACTATCAAATTTACCTAAAACTTGAAATTTATTATTTCTAATAGTTATAATCATAAATCTATCGCCATCATGAATATTAATAGTTTTAATATAACCTTTATAGGTAGATGGCTTATTCTGTCCGTTAAGAATATAGTCAGAGGCTCTTATATTTTCGAACCTGTTATCATGTCGAACTCTATTGATATGATCTATATGTGTAGGAATTAAACCTGTTATGAACCAAAATCCGTAACGATGAACGTATGTCTGATAATAGATTTTATTAATTTTAGTGGCGAAATAAATCCAACCTAATTTATTTGCTTTTACTTCTTTTCCTTTCGGACTAGTAACTATTCCTGTGTGCCTATCGTAGATATAACCGAGTTCTTTCAGCTTTTCAAATTTTTCTAATTCATTCATAACTATTTCATCTTTTTTATTTTTTCTTCTATTGACTTCTGCCAGTTATCAGAAAAATCTTTATATTTAGCGTCACAATCCATGCAAGTAGATTTTCTGGTTTTTACATCTTTGTAGTAGTAGGACTTAAACTCGTAGTGCTTCTTTTCAATTTTGCAACCTCGACAAATTTTAGATTTATTCCTCTCGAAGAAATTAGCAGATTTTGTTTTATCTTTTTCTTTATAGCCTTTTAATTTCATATACATCCACGTCAATTCATCTTCTTTATCCATTTTAGTCATAACGATTCCAAATTCATCTGTAAAAACGGATATAAGGCAAAGTGCATCAACTGCATCAATATAGCCTGCTTGCCTTTCAATCTTTTCTATTATTTCTTTTTTAGTCATCTTCTTTTTTTATTTTTTTAAGAGCCGGAATTTCACCGGCTCGAGTCACACAAATTAGAATAAATAAACAGACATTAATCTTAAACTTTTAATCTTATAATATATATATTAGATAAAATATATATCTTTTTTCTAAATCTTCGTTTTTTTGAAAATTTTGAGGGTAGCTAAAAAAAATAATTTTTTTTTTATTTTTTTTTAATAAAATATAGAAAAATCAAAAAACCACTTTTTAAACTTAATATATATATTAATCGAAAGATATAAAAACAAAAACAGCAACCATGGAACAAATCAACATTTTCAAAATTCTTTTAGAAAGAGCAATCTTAATTGTAAATAACTACGGCTATTCAGAATCGATTTTAAACGACGATGACTATTTACACGATTTTTTAATCGATTGCAAATCTTTATTCACAACAGATGAATTTGATATTCTAATAGCCTATAATTCTATATTTCAATATAGAATTGCAAATCAAATCGCTTAGTTTTATAATTATTAAAAAAGTGGTTCATTTCTGAACCACTTTTTTTTATAGCAATATTTGTTCTAGTTTTAAATCTCGAGCCTTCATTTTTAAGTCGGCTAATATTTCATCATAAGAGCCAGGTCCTTCACCAATTATATTATTATATTTAATAAAACCTTCGATTTTTTGTATTTCACGATTTATTCGCAAAAGTTTTAGTTTCGATGTTTCTTTATCTTTTTTCATAGTTTTTTATTATTTTTATATAAGTTTTTTTCCAAATATTCCAATATCATCCGATTCGGCTGCATTCATTTCTCTTAAAAATTCATCGCTTTCTTTTTCAAGTTCTTTCATAGAATATTCTCTTAATAATTTAATTATGCTAATATCACAATTGAAGTTAATTGATGCAATTTCATCAAAATCATAATTAAAGGTAGAAAAAGATAACCAAAGTTTTACAAGTTCTTTATAGTCATTTATTAAAAACCATTCACCTTGCTTTCTGAATATTCTAAACTTTGCATGTAGATAATTTTCAATAAAACTTTTTCTTGTTCTGTAACTGGAAGCAATCAATTTTGAATTTATATTCGATGATTTTATAGTTTTAAATCTTGCTTCAAGGTTATCGGTTTTACCTATCTTAAAATATTTACCATCAAATATTAAATAAATAAATCCATTGTCTTTTTTTTTATAGTTTTTCATAATTTTATATTTTTATTTTATGGTTGCTTTTAAACCTAATTTTTTAAATTCGTCAATAACTAATTGCTTTACTAAATCAAAATCTTCTTCAAAAACAAAAACTGCATCATGTCTTAAAACCATTTTAAAATCGTAGTTGCTTATATTTTTTACGAATATATTTGATTCTACTTTTTGTAACTCTCTAGCAACATTTATTTTGCTTCTCAATTCATTCATTTCTTCAATAAAACCTGGATATAATTCATTAATAGCATCGTAAATAGCACCTGATTTTAGATTTTTAGAACTAAAGAAGATATATTTATATGATAAAACTTTAAATTCATCTCTTGTTTTATTTAATTTTTCAGCTACTCTATCATAAAATATTCCTGCTTCAACATCTTTTTTGTATAATTCATTTTTTATCAAAGCACATAATAATAAAGGTTGGCAATTCTTCACATCTACTTCTTTAATATTTCTTCTTTTAAGTTGCATAAACGGCAAAGATGTATAAGAGAGGTTCGTTGTAGAATTATAGAACCTACCTTCATCTGATAACTTAAACCAAATATTTTCTAAATTTACTTTAATAGCATCATTAATATAATCGAGTGCTCTTTCTTTAGTCAAAAATCTTGTTTCTAAAACACCATCGTTGATAACAGGTTTTAGTTCTGTGCCAATATTATTATTAATCCACCTAATATAGTCACTCAAATTAATTTTTACTTCATATGTCTCTTTTATTTGCTTATGTAAATCTGGATATTTTTTAAGCCAATATTTTTTATCTTTTATATTAGTAAAAATCTTTTCAAAGTCAATTTCAAATTCAATAAAATCTAATTCTAAAAAGTCAGTCAAAACTCGATAGCTTTTAGAAAATGAACCTGAACTGAATATATGGTTCGTTTCAAGTAAATCGAATTTTTCTAAAAACTCTATCATATTAGAATAAGTAAAAAGCTTATTGTCTAATTTAATTCTAAAGTGTATAAGATTATGTGTATGAATATTAGTATAACCTTTTAAGGTAGATATACTTTCATCTTTTCTCTGCTCATTGTAAATAAAGAGCCATAAAGATATTAAAGTTTGTGTTAGCTTTAATTTTTGCTTTTCTTTTAATCGAATAAAATCGCTAGAACTTTCTATTCCAAATTTTATTCTATCAAGCAATTTGACGGGAATCAAATATTTCTTCATTTCATTTTAAATATTTTTTAATTCAATCATTTTTTGAAAAAGAGCACTTACTTTCCGGTTTTCAGTGCTCTTAAATGAAATGAATCTTATACAATATATATCTTATTATCTGTTCTCCCTTTTAATTATTTTGAATAATTTTTTTGTTTTTTTCTCTTTTTTTGTAAATTCTTTCGCAATCTTTATGAGTTCTACAACAAAACTTAGCATCCTTCCTTTTATCAATTAATTCTTCATTGCAATTCCTATATTCACAAATTTTAATATCAGCCATACAATTATTATTTTAATTTATATTGTTATCCTTTAATAAAGTTTTAATAATTTAGAACGAGTTCGTGTTGGGCACGAACTCTCTAACTCAAAATTTCGTGCAGCAAGCAAGTTAAGATATTAAAGTAAAATTAAATAAAGTTAAGATAAAATCGAATATAAATATTTATTAATAATAAATTGAATTAATAAAGTAATATGTTTGCACTTTTTTTCATTTTTTCCTCTGAAAGCCTTACCACCATTGACTTACAGAAGATTTAATTTTTGTTAAAAATAGAGAGTTCGTGACTAACACGAACTCGTTCTCAATAGATAAAAAAAAATTGAAGCTATATTTAAATAACTTCAATTTAATAATAATAACAAAACCAGCATAATTTATATTGTATAAATTTATTTAGTTTTAATTTATTTTGCCTCTTAAGGCTTTTATTTCAGCAGTTAATTCTCTCATGCTTTGATTTAGCATATCGAACTTTTCATTTAAGTTATGATGCTTATTCAAATAGTCAGATTCCATAACTTCTACCTTTGTTTTAGTAGAATAAACACATTCTTTCATCTTTTTTATATCATCCATAGTACCTTTTAGAAAAAAAGCTATAACGCTTAATAAAATTCCAAAAATAACATTAAAACCTAAAATTTCCATTTCTTAAATCTTTAATTTTTATATGAAATTAATTCCTGACTGAAAAAAGTTACCTGGATGGCAAAGAGGAAATGGCTTTAGTACCGTGTCCTTATTCAAATCAGATATAAATTCTGGATATAAATCTTTGTTATCTAATAGATATTTCTTTAATCTACCATCGTAAAAATCTGCTTTATCGCGGTAGTGGTGCGACATAAAGCTCACGCCTTGAAAGCCAGGACTAGCACTAAAATCGCCTGACTGACTTTGAATTCCTTTATTCTTTAATTGATAAGATAAAGTAAAAACGGATTCAGAGCAAGCTCTCCATGCTACAGCATCTTTGATATAATTTTGAACCAGATTTACTTCATCTGGATTTAAAGTTTGCGCATTATATTTAATTAATAAATCGTTATAGAAATAGGTTCCTAAATAAGAACGCACATAACCATCAGCAGCAGATTTAATTAGAGGTAGAAAATCATTTACATCTACATTCTGCGTTATTGTCGTATAAGTTTTAATATATTGCTCAGTTACAAAATAAATCATGGCTAGTTATATTTTTTTCTCAATAGTTTCTTTAGTCGGTACTATTGTTTTATCTAAAATCTGATAATTATTAATTTCTACTTCGTTTTTCTGTCCTGCTATAAAAAGCAATTCATTAAAGATTTCAGTCATAACATTTCTATAAGGCATAACGACATTCTTTTCAAAAATCGCATAGCTCATTTGTAGTTCTTCTGCATTACCTAAACTTCCTGCCACTTTTATTCCCATAATAGATGGATTTAAACTCCATGCAAAACAAAGTTGATCTTTTATTTCTTTAGATATTGTTTCGAACATCTTATCATTTTCTGAAAAGTTAATAGAATCTAATTCAGGTACATCATCTCTTCCGTTACCAGTCAGAACTAAAACTCTTCCTGCATTGTGAGCACCAGTTTTAGAACTAATTTCTTCTTTGAAAGCTTGTATTTCTTCAATTGAATTAAATTCTTTCGGACGCTTAATAACTAAAGAAGGAAAAACTGAATTCATAATATTATTCTTATGAAAGTAGGCTATTTCACCATCTAAAGCAGCAAAGTTAAGAATAGAGTTATATTGTGGAATTGGATAAATATCTTGTCCTGGTGTATTATCTTGATATATGTAAATATATTCACCTTCTTCGTCGGTAGGCTCCCAGCGTGTATATTCCTTATATTCAAAATAACCTCTACTCCAGTCATTAGAGTATATGAACTTTTCTAAAAAAACATCATTTCTAATAGTAGATGGATCGAACCTATGGAATTTTGTAAAACTTCCTTTTCTTTTTGTAACTTTTACACATACTCTTCTATGAATTAAATAGTCGCGTGTTATTAGTCGAATTAATTTTGAAAATTCATTTAATTTTTCAAAAGTTAATAAATCTATTTTTTCAGAAGATGTTAATTTACTATTTTTATATGAATATCCACCTCCAATAACAGCATTAGTTATGAACTCAATTATTGAACCGTGTAGCGGACTCGTATAATATAATTGATTTAATAATTGTGGATAAAGGTTGTCCTCTCCGAAGCGGACTATATTATTGACGGTATAATATCTGGCTACATAAGGCAAGCTCAAATTATCTTTCGATATTCTATAGAAAGGTGTAGAAAAAGCAAAATTCTTATATGTTCCGAAAGAGTGTTCCGTCAATTGAGTCATAGGCTGAGCCTCAACTTTTTTCGAACCAATATTAAAACCGAATAATTTCATAATTTATTTAATTTTTTTAGAAATAAACGCTCTGCGTAGCAGGGTCTATTATCTGATAATCATATACAGGGTTAGAAAAAGTTCCTGATATTGTTCCGCTCACAACCATTCTACCAGTCGATAAAATTGAAGATGTAAATGGACTTAAATCAGAAAAATCTACTGAAAAAGTCGAACTATAAATATTATAATAATATTGTCCTGGTTCTAATTGAATAGGGTTCGTAGCAGTAGTTCCAGTAGCACCTAAATAATTTTCATCAATATCAAAAAGGTTATATCTATTTTGATAAACTGAAATATCAGGAGCATAAAAATATCTACTATATCTATTTTGATTAGCTTCATATACGAACTCGAATAAAAAAACATTCGAAGGTGTTGAAGGCAATAAATTAGATAATTCTAAAGCTACTTTATTCAATTTGTTTTTTTCAATATAAATCATTTCTTAATAATATTTTTTTAAAAAGGGGCAAGAAAGTCCTGCCCCCAGAATAATAAAAAAGAATGATTTAAACGAAAAAGCCATTTGCGATAAGATCAGCAGCATCAGCTTCTGAAATTTCACCAGCTAAATCTAAATTTTCACCAATTAAAGTTACTGAATATTTTGAACCATCAGCCTTAGCGGTACCTGAACCTTCGCCAGTTGCGCTAACCTGTAGATCTTCAAAAATCCAATAAAGGTTATTCGAATCGAGTACCAAAGCACCTAAATATCTTTGACCCTCGCCAAGAACTTTGATTGCTTTAGATTTAAGTGCTTCTCTCCTTGTAAAAATCAAAGTCAGAGTAGCAGTAACAAAAGTAGAACCATTTGCTAAATCGATATTTGTGTCCTCAACATAGTTACTGGAATTTCTAATGAAAGTAAAGCTAGTCGGAGTGGCAGTACCACCAGTTCCAGTTACATCATAAGCCGTCCAAGTCCAAGTATTGTTATCAAAAATCGAGCTGGTTCCACCTAATTTATCTTCCATGTCCCATAGCCAAATCGCCTGGATACCACCCATGTTGTTATCGCACGATTTTACTATAGTTTCTAATGAATTACATAAAGCCATTTTTAATAATTTAATTTTTTATTAAAGGGGAGTTTTAGCTCCCCTTATATTATGATGCGTAAACGATCTCACTAGGATTTACAAAGTGGAATCCAACTTTCAAGTTTGCTCTTGTTCTCAATAGCGGTTCTGCTACTGTGTCCTCAAGATTTACAGCTTTAAGTGCTTTAGAATCATCTTCACCATCAAAAGCGTAGATAAGGTTATCCTTAATAGTCAAAACTATTTTCTTAGCCGACATTCCTTCACAGATAACAATAGGAATTCCTAAATAAGTCAAAGCCAAAGGCAAAGTTACGAAAGTTTGTGTGTTACCACTAGCAGCCGCAATTTGATATAGACCCGCAATATCAGCACTTACATAAAATCTTAAAGAAGATTTCTTAAACTTACAAGCAGGAGTCATAAGATTCCATACATCAGTAAATTTGCTGATAACATTAGCAGAACTTACTGTTCCTAAAGTCAAAGGTACAACGCCAGAACCAGAAGCTCCTAGTTGAACTTCATAACCATCACAAAGATCAAGGAAAGTACCAGTAGAACCAGCAGAGTCACCTTTCCATCTTAATTGAGCTAGTTCGTCTTGAATTTGCTTAGACATTTCATCCCAGTAGTAGTTCATAAAAGAAGCTACTTCGAAGCTACCATTTGAACCTCTAGCCATTTGAAGAGCAACATAAGATGTTTCGAGATCGAAACGACAAAGTTGAGCCATAGCACTAATAGGACATACAGTTATTTCTTTAGCATCTAAAGTAGTAGTAGCATCTGTAAAAGAACACGCAGATTCTCTCAATAAATCTTCAAAAAGAACATTAGCTACTTTAGTAGAAGATTTTACACCAGGAATTGCTCTATAGTTATTTACGATATCTTCGGTTATATAACATTTTGAGTAAAACTCGGTTGGGTTCGGACATAACAACGCATTTGGTTCAATAGTTGTTGTAAAACGCAATTTTCTCATTTTTTTAATTAATTTTTTTTTATTTCAATTTTTTTAGAATTTCTGAATAAGCTTGTTGCTTAGTCATTTTCACCTCTTCAATCTTTTTTTCCTCAATAATAGCATCTTGCTTACCTTCGAGTTTTACATTCAAATCGGCAATCATTTTATAGATTTCTTCTAATTTTGGTTCAATAAGATTTAAGATTTCTTCTTCTTTAATTGATGTTTCTTCGATTTTCTCTTCTATTACTTCCTCTTTTACCTCTTCTACGACTTCTTCCTGAAGAGCCGTAAATTCACTGCCTTCGCAGTCACATTCGTCAGTGCCACATTCACATTCCATCATTTCCTTTGAGTCAATAATTTCAGTAACCATTCCACCTTCGATAACATAAGTTTTACCAGCAATTTCCCACTCGCCATCCGGCAAATATAAATCGCCCATTTTTTGTTCCTTTTCTTTCATTTCGGATAAGTTAATTTTTAATTCTTTCAATTTTTTTAATTGTTCGGCTTTTTTAATAGCCCAATTGACGCCAGCGTCACCGCCCCATGCGTCCCACATTATTCCACCACAACCTTCATCATAAGGTGTGCCTGAATTTTGCTTATGACGAATAAAACTCGCCATTCTATTTATTGTTTCTTCACTTAAAACTTCTCTATTAGCTAATTGACGAGCTCTAGTCCAGCCAACTCTTGTACCACATCTGGTTTTATTTTCTTCCTGATATTTAAGAGCTCTTTTAGCATTATTTACAGCAGCTTCTGGATAATCATTAAAACTTTCTACTGCTAATTCTTTTTCATAAGGTCCATCATGCTTTCTTAATTTCATTCCTAAAAAGCCTTCTATTGAAAAACCTACCTGTTCGTTATTTACCAATTCTTGATAATATTCACTATTTGTAACCTGGCTCACGACGAATATTGTACCTGATGGCACTTCGACTCCGAACTCTGCATAACTTCTATCCGACTTCGGTTCTCTGCCTACCATCCATGCTTCTAAAATAAACGCAGGAACTTCCATTTCTGAATTATGTTCTAAATTAAACTTTCCTTTATTATTTAGATTCGACATGAATTTTACAAAAATCTTTTCAACTTCTTCTTGTGTAAATTGCACATAATATTCACCCATTTCATCGTTCCTATAAATAGTCATAGGAATTAAGGCGGGCGCCGCAATCCTCATTTTTACATCATCTTTGAAAGAATATCTTTTTGGCTTAATTTCAGAAAAAGCCATGCCTTTAATCTTAATAGCAGGGTTGCTAGTAAAGGCTATTTGCTGAATTCCTAAATCTTCACCATCAGCATATTCTTCATCAATAGTTATTTTGAAAATATCTAGTTTTTCCATAATATTATATTGTATTTTTATGAATATTTTTTTACCTTTCGACAATATATTTTTATATGAGCGCTATATTGACTGAATTAATGAAAAAAACGATTTTAGATTTAGATTTAATCGACACGGGTGCCTTATATAATTCTATTCAGGTTACAACCCAATTAAATCAAAATGAATTAATTATTATCGTAGAATCAGAGGATTATATTAAATTTCATGTCGAAGATAAAGATATTGTTAATGTTTTTTTAAATCAACCTGGTTGCGATGAAGAATTTGGTATAATAATATTTCCATGGATCGAAAATGGAATCCGCGATATATTTGAGGGTCGTGGTTCTGATAATTTATCTAATTTAAAAATTAGCGTATTATTCAACCCCTAAACTTTTTCGCATAGATAAAACATTAAAAACAAGAATTAATTTCATTTCGAATAATTCTTCGAACTTTGTTATATCGCCACCACTTAAATTCCAAATTAGATTTTCAAAACCCCACTTTTTTCTTTTTTTATTCTCTGCTAAAGCCTTTTTCATTTCGGCTATCTCTCTTCCTTGCAAATCATCAAAATCTTCCTCAAAAGATTCTTCACCTTCGAATAACTGTTGGTAGTTTTTCAAAAAATTTTCTCTAAAATTTAAATATCCATCTAATAAACCATCGATGCTACAAATCGACATAGATTTATATAATTCACTTCTTTCAACTGGATCATAAAGATAAGGCTCATATACAATATTTCCCCATTCATCGGTTTTAAATCTACGATATAAAATAGAAGCTATCATTAATTTACCTTTAATAAAATCATCTTGTAAATAATATTCAATATCTATAAATTCACCTAATCGAATATCAGAAAAATCTTTGAGTTTTTTATCATCAATAACCTTTTCTATTTTTTTCGGAATAGGTTTTTTTAGCCATTTTAATTTAGCAAAAATATCAAAAACTTCATCTACATCCAAATCTGCAATAATTTCATCATCAGGACTAATATCTAATAAAACGGCTAGTTGTTCTACCATTTTATTATCTTCTATATTTAATTCTATATCTACTAATTCTTGATATTGATAAAAAGTTATATCATTCCAATTCCTCGGTAAATTAAGCATTTAAGTTACTGAATTTTTTTGTTATCTTTTCAACTATCGTAGTTATATAAATTAAATAGTCACCAGCTATAAGATTTTTAAAAATCTTTTCTCTTTCTAAAATAACATCTATATTTGAGTTATTATCTAATAAAGGATCTTTAAAAACAACTGCTAAAATCTTTGCAAAAAAATCTTCATCATCTTTAAAAAAACTTTCTATTATTGATAAATCTTTTAATTTTAATTTAAAATTTTCACCTTCATAAGCAACCCACTTTCTACCATCTATCTCAATTATCTTTTTTAGCTCAGGAGTTGGTAGATTTTTTTCATTTAATTTATCCATAAAGGCAAATAAATCTTCTTCCGTTAATTGACTTATTATTTCGCCATTCTCACAAAGCACAGAAAAAATATCAACCCACTTCTGAATATAATTTTCTTGTTGTCTATCAACTATTCGAGTTATTTTTTCGTATTCCTCAATAGTAAATTCATTAATATTTGTTTTAAACTTAAAACCTTTTAATTCAATCATCTTTTTTATTATTTTTTTTTTATTTTACTTCTTCTAAACCTATAAGAGAGTCCTTAGCTCTAATTAAGGTACATCCAAAAACGAACCAACCTGATAATTCAGTAGGCGTGTGCTTGCCAGTCCAAAGCATAGCACCTGTAAATATTAAAACACAAATTCCTAATATAGTCGTAAATAAGCCTTCCTTAAACAATCTTTTCATCTTTATCTTTTAATTTTTTTAATTCCTCTTTAATAGAAGATAATTCCTCTTTAATATATTGTATTTCTTCGAATAATTCTCTGAATTTTTTTGATATAAATCTAGTGCTTTCACCAGCGTTCCATGTAAATCCCATTTTTATTATTTATTTTTATATGGCTGACTGATAATTAAATCTAGCGTACCATGACATAGTTTTTCCTATTTCACCCGTTACTTCAATAATTATATCCGTTCCTAAAATAACTAAATTTGACGAAGCCGTAGCAAAATCAGATTTTTCAGTTTTATCAATTGTTCCAATTTGCGTTAAAACACTAGAATTATATCTAAAAGTACCAAATAATTTAGAACCGTAACTTTGTGTTCCTAATTGATCTAGCGCAGTTATGATAACATCGAAAGTAACGACATTTTGACTATTCGCACTTAAATCTATTTGAAAAATTCGAGCAGGAAGATTATCAGTAGTAACAACTGTGGCTAAATCATAAATAGCTGGTTGTCCTACAGTTCCGGTTGAGTGTTTTAATCCGTCGCCTTGAATTCTAAACTCTGTCGTTTTTGTTGTTATAAAATCAGCGTGTGATAAATAAACGCCGTTCGGGTCATTGCTAATATAATTATTATAGGTAGAATTATTCGTGCATTGAACCGCCCATGCTCCATTTTGTAAAATTAAATCTGTCGTATTTCCACCTTGTATATGACTTAAAGATAAAAAATTAGATGGATTTAATAGAATCTTAGCTTGCTCTATACCAAAGTTATTTGTAGCATCTAAAATAATATTAGAATTATCTATACTAATATTGTTGTTATATGTTAAGCTTCCATCAGCATATCCAAAACTAATTCCACTTGTTGCTATATCCATCAAAGATGTATTTATCCCATCTACCATATTTAATTCAATTAAACCAGGAGTAGAATTCATTAGTAAATTAGCAAATTGAGTTCCGTCGTTAATTTGTAAATTAATCTGATTATCTGACTGAAGATTTAAAGCTAAACTAGTTCCACTAATAATTGAGGCTTCCATAATTATATTATTCGGTCCTGAATTATTTCCAATTGCTAAAATATTCGCCCAGGCAGTTAATCCACTCGGACCTGTAGGTCCTATTGCTGCACCAGGAATATCGCTACCTAGCCAGGCTTTTCCATTCCATTCCCAGGTGTCACCATTCGGACTTGTATATAATTCACCTATAAAAGTAGGTACGGGCCAATTTATCATTTTATTAAATTTTATTTTTTATAATATTCTAAAGAATAATCCAGGCATATTAATATTTCCAGCGTTTGCTGCACCAGCAGGAAATGGATTCGGCAAAGTCGTAGAATAAGCTTGTGTTATTGATAAACCTGTTGGTAGAAAAAGTGTAGCTGCTGTCGTATCAACTAAACCCTTTATTGAATTAAATTGACTCTGCCTATTCGGACCTAAATATTGTCCTGAAGCACTAATCGAATTATGAGCTAAGAAATATACACCAGCACTGAAAGTATAAGTTATTAATTGAGTTTGTAGAGTATTTACCGCACCTGTAAATTCAGTAGAATTAAATAATTTATTCGAAGGGTAGCCAGTAGTAGAATTTACATCATAAACTGCAAAAGTTACTCTAGCTGCAGCATTTGTAGTAGTTGCTCTCACTAATATCTGATCTATTGTGCAATCTTTTTCTACCTGAATCCAAAAACCTCTTAATCCATTTGCTGCTACGACACCAGAACCACCTGTGTAGGCTTTACTTTCTAAAAAACCTTGTATTGTTCCTGATTTATATTGTACCGTATTTACAGATAATCCACCGTTGCCTGTTGCTCCATTTGCACCTGTCGCACCTGTAGAACCCGTAACACCCGTAGTACCTTGTATTCCTTGAGGACCTGTAGCACCTGTTTCCCCAGTAGAGCCTGTTGGTCCTAACTGTGTATAAGTTACTTGTGTAACAGTTAATATCAAAGAAGGTATTGCGGGTCTATCAGGATTAGATGCTGTCGCTCTATTCAATAACCTAATATTAGTGTCGTTTGAGTGCCAATATAATTCAAAATAGTCATTTGCATTAAAGGTTTCTACAAAGTTCCAAGCAGCGACTAATTCCACATTATTTCCTTGAAGCTCTAAAGTAGTATTTGAGTTCGGTACATTAGTCCCATTTTTAGATAACCATATTTCAATTTGATCTCTACCAGTATCTGTTTTATCAAGCTGAGCTGAAAATTGTATATTATATGTTCCACCATTTGTAATAACCACCTGTGAGCTTTGTGTTACGAATATTCCATTTGCTGCTACTGTATTATTAATTCTCATTGCATTAGCAAAAGTCGCACCTAAATTAGTTTGTGTAGTTGTATCATAACCAGAGTAGTATAAAGCAACAACACCACCAGTTCCTGTCGCACCTTGAGAACCTTGAGAACCTGTTGAACCAGTCGAACCTGTTACTCCTTGAATTCCTTGAGGACCTGTCGCACCAGTAGCACCAATAGGACCAACAATAGGAATATTTAATCCAACCCATGCTTTTCCATTCCATTCCCAAGTTCTACCACCAAAAGTATATAATTCTCCTATAAATGAAGGAATCGGCCAATTTATCATTTTATTAATTTATTTTTATTGATATCCATTTATTAATGAAAGATATTTATCTTTTCTTTCTTGAGTAAATAACCTATTATCTACACTTATATTGTATAAAATTGCTTTTACTGATCTAATATCACCTAAAGATGCTAATATTTCTACATTTTGAAATTTGTTTAATAGTTCTAAGCTCTCAACAGGTGTAACTGATGGTACTATTAATCTATTGTCTAATAAAAACATTTCTATTAGCATTTTACCAAAGTTAATATCTTCATCTAATTTTTCTTGAGGACTTTTTGGTTCGAGTTGCACATCAGGCGATATTTCAACAGTATAACCTGTTCCTAAATTAGTTAAAGTCCATTGCTCTGCTTCTATTAAAGAATTGAAAAGCTGATAAGTGCTCCAATTTTCTTTCGATATTTTATATGTAACCATTTTTATATTTTATTTTTTATTTTTATGATATAACTCTCCAACACAAATAAGGAATATTTCCACCAGTAGTAGGAATAAAACTGCTTGATGCACCATTCCACGTTGCAGGCATGCTAGTCGTGTAAATTCCTGGTTCTACCCAAATCAATTGAGGGTTACCATTTCCTACATTTATTCCATTCATATAGTATCCACCTACTGGCTGTGTAAAACCTTGTATAACCGCACCTGTATTTCCATTAGCAAAACTAAAACCTACCCAATAAACTCCAGGTTGTAAAGTTACTTGAGGAATATTTATCGTTTGCACTCCTGTCGCAACCCAATTGAAAGAAGCGGTACCTGCGGCTATTAAAGTGCCAGGCTTTGACTGATTTTCTAAATTTGTATATATTCCACATAACATATTCGTTGCTGTTGAACTATTCCCTCTACCAAAAACCGCATCTATTGTAACCGTTCTTTCTACCATAATAGCATAAGCTTTTGTACCAACCACTGATTGCGCAGAAAAACTATAAGTTCTCATAAATGGATGCCAGGTTGTATTAGAAGCAGTAGCTGGTGCTCTATTATAGTCAAAAGCTATTCCTAAACCAGTTGCACCTTGAGGACCTGTTGCTCCATTGGAACCAGTAACACCTTGAACTCCTTGAGGACCGGCAGGACCAGTAGGACCTGCTAATAAAGTCGGAGTAACCCACTGCGTCGTAGTCCCATCGTCTATATACACATAAAGATTTCCCAAATCAGAATCGTACCAAAGGCTACCTTCTGTTATTGAACCAGTAGGTGCTAAATCTTGAAAATAAAATGGATAAGGACCTGTAGCACCTTGAGGACCCGTTGCACCAATTAAACCTGTATTTCCTGTCGCACCAGTTGCTCCTATTTGTCCTTGAGGACCAGTAGGCCCAATTGATAAAACAGGAGTAACCCACTGCGTCGTATTTCCATCATCTACAAAAATATAAAGTCGTCCTAAATCTGAATCGAACCAAAGAGAGCCTTCAGTTATTGAACCAGTAGGCGATAAATCTTGATAATAAAACGGATAAGGACCAGTAGGACCTATAGGACCTGTTGCTCCATTTCCACCATCAGCACCTGTCGCACCTTGAGGACCTGTCGGACCTTGAGGACCAGCTGGACCTTGCCATTGCGCATAAACTATATCTGGATCGTAAATCGAATAAGTCGGAGGACTAGAAAAAGGAATTTCACAATAACTATAAGTTTCGACTTCGAAAGTCAAAGTCATTCTCCAACCAGCGACATAATCTAATAAATAATTATTTACAGGAGTTAATCCGCTATTTTCTATTGTGTCTATTCCTGGAATATCTGATTCTTTAAAATATTTGAATAAATCATTTAAAATTAAACTCGTATTATTCAGAATATTATTTATATTTGCTCTATCTTTTTGAATAACATCTAAAGCATAGAAAGTTATTGTAAATCTATTTAGCTGAGTGTCTAAAGAATTCTGAAAAAGAGCTGCTTGAGGAACCGCATACAAAATCGGATATTCTTCAGTTAAAGTTCCAAAGTTACCTAATTGCTCTAAAAAATCTGCTTTGAATCTTCTAATTTGTATATGAGCTGATGCAAAACTTTCTATTAATTGAAGGGTTCTAATCCAGGTTGTATTCATTAAATTAATTTATTTTTATAGTTCGGCACTATTGCTATATCTTCTATTCCTTGCCTGAACTGCGGATATCTCTGTTTCGCTGACTTGAGCTATAACACTCAAAATATTTCCTTGAGGGTCACTCACCGTTGTAGTCGGTTGAGCTGAGCTCACGTTCATTTGATTTCCTTGTCCGAATAAATTGAAAGAAGGAGTAGTTGGAACAGATATTGCCGGAGTAGTAGCACCTTGAGTTCCCGCAGCATTTGAACCTCCACCTTGAAATTGAGTTGCTGCTATTTTAGCAATCGTACCAACATTCAAAGCTATCTGAGCAGCTACTCTTAAAGCCGTTGTTACACCAGTCGGATCTACTGCCGTTGATGTTATCGCTAAAACGGATTGCAATCCATTCATAACTGCTTGTCCTATTTGAAAAGCTTTATTCACTTTAAATTGTTGTCTAGCAATTTTTTCTTCTTCTACAGCATTTCCTTTAGCTGCTTTTAATTTATTTTGAAAGAATATATCAGTCATAGTTTCTAAACCAGTTAATCCAGCATTAGCCAGAGCAAAAGAAGCATCCAGAACTTCTTTATTGATTTCTCTAATATCAGCAGCAGTGCTATTTTTATTTGCTTTTATTAAAGCATCGTATTTCTGATTTATTATAGCAGCTTCTTTAGAATCTTCTTCTACAGCACTTAATTCAATTTGGCGCTGAGCTTCTAATAAAGAGTTTTTAGCCTCATAATAGCTTTTAATTCCATTAATTCTTTCATTATAGCTTAAATTATCAAAATCCAAAACTTCTTTAATCGAATCAATTTGAAATTGTCTATTTGCTAAAATTCTTTGTCTTGATATTTTTATATATTCTTCATTATCTGGTACTTTAGTTATCATTTCATCAGCCTGCTTTCTAACAACTTCAAATAAACGAGTAGTTTCATTAAAGATAACTCTTAATTCACTATTAGCTCCTTTTAATTTTTCTTTTAATTCATCTACGCGAATCATTTTTTCTTTTTCCATCAAAGCCAAAGCCGACTCTGTTATTTCTAATTCCTTAGCTTTAGATTTTTTGAAATTAAATATATTTTCTTCTGCATCAATTTCAATTTGAATTCTAGTCAGAGTTAATTTATCAGTTGATATAATTTTTAATTTTTCTCTTTCTTCTAAAGCTTTTAATTCGGCTTGTGCTCTTTTTTTGGCATCTTCAATTGATTTTCTATTATATTCCTCATCTCTTTTAACAGCATCGTCTTTAGCTTTCATTGCAATAATTAACCATTCCTGCTCAGCATCAGCTAAACCTGTTAAAGCTTCATCCCTAGCAATAGTTGCATCAGTTAATTCCTTATCTACCTCTTTATATTCTGCGGTTCCAATAGTTAATGTAGCTAATTCTCTCTTTTTAGCTACTATTAATTTATTTGCTTCATCTCGAAGCTTAATATATTGAACTTGCTTTTCTATTGAGGCATCTTGCTCTAATTTGGCTATTTCTTCTATGCTTTTCTTTTCAGCTCTAGCCATTTCTACTTTTCTCTCAGCTTCTCTTATATTCTTCTTAGCTTCAGCATTTACTCTTTTCAAAGCATTAGCATATTTATCAGATGCAATAGAACCATCTTCCATTTCTTCACTTGTTAATCCAAGCCAATCAGTTAAGTTCCTTAA